ACCAGGCAATTCAGGTTTTACAAGGTCCGTACATAACTAACCAATATGGAGATGGCATTAGTTGCCAAGGACCCACACTAAATTTCACTCCATATGTTACACGAAGCACTTCTTGGCAGTTCCCCTTTGAGAGTCACTATGCTGACCCTGTATATAACATGCTCGACCTTACTGGGGATTTTGATGACGATAATAACCCTATACCAGACGGGATACCTGACAATCCAGGTGACATCCTCTACTATCGAGATATCAGAACGGGACAAAAAGATAACTACAACTGGAACGCAGGATTCTCAGCAACAATCTCGTGGCCATTAGATAAGAAACAACAAACACTTTGTAAAGAAGCAGCACAACATCATAATGATTTGCGTGGTCAAATGCTTGCCAACCGTAGATTAGAGTTTGAGCTTACAAGATTAACCAAATGTGGAGAGATGGCAAAGAAAGGTATTACCTTCGCTTCATGGAGTCCTTACTATCGTCTATGTCAAGACATAGAAGTCAAAAATGTAACAGGTGTGCCTCAACATAGTCACGTCATTCCTCAGAAAGTTTCTACCAATGCAAATGACTTAGGTCTACCAATGTCTATTGGTGACACTAAAAAATAATTACTTTTTCTTTTTGGGTTGCTTGAGTTCAGGCAACCCTTTCTTTTCTCTATACTTATTGGCACGAATCTCATTAGCAGATAACTTAGGAGGTTCTTTTCCTAGTGCCTTCTTGATCTTTTTAATTATCTGTTTAACAATTGGTTTAACAACTTTCAATAAGAATGGTGTTGCTGTTGCTGCAGCAGTTGCAACAATAGTGATACCTACTGTAGTTGTAACTTGTCCTGTTGACGGAACTGCTTTAATAATCTGATCTGTTACATTTAAGTCTTCTTTGATTGCGACACACTGGTTTTCAATAAATTTATACTCTACAATCTTTTTCTTACCAGCATCAGTCAACGTACCTACAGGTGCTTCTATCTTCTGCACTTCTGTAGGACACTGCGGTAATTCATTTGGTATTTTAGGTGTCTCAGGAACAATAGGTTCGGGAGGTGGAATCTTAGGAGGTTCCACCTTTTCTTGTTCCCACTTAAGTTTGTCTTTGTTATAGTCAATAGGATTGAATGACGGCACACCAGAATCACAATAGACCTTCACACCTCTAGGGTCATCAATCTTTAGCGACTCTTTATTACTTTCATGTGCTTCAACACAACCAGGTATATTAACGATTGGCACACCAATTTGACTAGTCACTGGTGGTGCTGGAGGAATGACCGTAGGTGCTTCCTTCAACCACTCAGGCGTATATACTCTAGGAATTGGTTGTATGCCTACCCTGTTATGGGGTATCGCTATCTTTGGTATCTCCATCTTCACAGTCCTCACTTAAATCACTAGCAATTTCACCACCAACCTCGGCACCTTTATCGCCACCGAAGATAGCA